TTTGGCTCTGGCTATGGCTATGGCTTTGGCTTTGGCTCTGGCTCTGGCGATGGCTCTGGCTCTGGCTCTGGCTCTGGCTATGGCTTTGGCTTTGGCTCTGGCTCTGGCGGTGGATAGTAGAGGATTATAAAATAAAGAAAGGAGAAATATGAGTTATATAGAAAAGTTAGTAATAACGGGTCCAGACAAAAAATTTGGATTTGATCCTATTTATTGGGGGTTATAAAAGGAATTTAAAAAGAAAGGATAAAATGTCTAAAACTCTAACAGTAAGTAACGAAACTTACGCTTTAATAAAAGATCAAATTAATGGTAGCAAAATTAAAGAAAAAAAAGAAGTTGGTATTGAAATAAAATCAATACTTGGCAACATTCTTTTTAAGTCTGATAAAACAACCATGAAGGAGGCACTAGAAGATGCTAGCTTGAAAGGTGCTAACTTGACACATGCTAACTTGAAGGATGCTGACTTGGCAGGTGCTAACTTGACACATGCTGACTTGAGATTCGTTGACTTGATAGGTGCTGATTTGACACGTGCTGACTTGAGGAATGCTAACTTGATAGGTGCTAACTTGACACATGCTGACTTGAGATTCGTTGACTTGAGATTTGCCGACTTGGTAAGTGCTAACTTGGAAGGTGCTAACACAAAATATTGTGTAATCAATTTTACTTCAAGTGAATATGAACAAGCTAAACAATTTACGGAGGGATTAAAATTATGAAACTAACTAAACAAAAGATTAGAAAAGCAGTAAAGCGTGATTGGGTTAGAGATGATGGGCTTCTTGATATTGGTAAGTATGGTGAAAATGAGTTAGTAGATTGGATTTATGAGTTGATTAAAAAAATAATAAAGGAAAGAATTGGAATGTTGAGGCAATATGCAGGAATAATGCGGGAATTATGCAAAAATACCTCTCCCCTACCCTACCGAGTAAAAAAACAAAAATGTACTCTGGTAAAAAGTGATACATAGTGTTAGAGTATAAGTATTAAACTGTCAATCCAATCATAAAGCGGTCTTCAACGACCGTTTTTTGTTGGTTTGACAAGAGGATAGATTATGTGTTAGAGTATAAGTATTAATCTGTCAATCCAATCATAAAGCGGTCTTCAACGACCGTTTTTTGTTGGTTTGACAAGAGGATAGATTATATATAATAGTAATAGTATAATTAATATGAAACTAATGAGGCAGTTGTTAAGTAATCCTTAACAACTGAATTCTCTATAAAATAAAACTAAATCCAGATAATCCACGATTAATTAAAGATGATAAATTTATAGAAAAACAATAAAAAACAATAAAAATCAATAAATATGGCAGGAAATCCTCACCCAGTAGCAGGATTTGATAAGAATCCACAAAATATAAATCATAAGGGCAGACCTAAAGGCATTTCTATCACTGAAATGGTTAAGAAAGCTCTTGAAGAAGTTGAGCCTAAGACAGGTAAAACTTGGAAGGATTTAATAATTAAAAAAATACTTTTAAAAGCTATTCGCTATGGTGATACTCAAATGTTAAAAGCTATATGGGCATATATTGATGGCATGCCTCAACAAAATTTAAATCTAGATGGTACAATACAACACAATGTTGTCCCGCTCCCACCTAAAATACCTTTGGAATCCCCACCCAAAGCAAGTAGAAGCATTGGAAAGAAGTGAGTTTGAGATACTTTATGGCGGTAGTCGTGGTGGAGGCAAGACTGATGCAGGTATAGCATGGCTTTTAAATGATACAAATAATCCAAAGTATAGAGCAATAGTGCTTAGAAGAAATAGTGATGATTTAAAAGACTGGGTAGATAGAGCGTATCAATTATATTCTCAACTTCGTAATCCTGCTGTTCGACGCGGTAACCCACCAGAATTTAAGTTTAAGTCAGGCGCAATTATTAGAACTGGTCATTTAAAAGATGATCAAGCATATACTAAATATCAAGGTCATGAATATCATAGGGGATTAATAGAAGAGTTAACACAAATTGCCGAAGAGCGTCAATATTTACGCTTATTATCATCAATAAGATCAACTGTCAGAGAGTTGAGTCCACAAATATTTTTAACCACTAATCCTGGTGGTAAAGGTCATTTGTGGGTTAAGCAAAGATTTATAGACAAAGCACCACCTGGAATTACTATCTGGAAAAATAAAAGGTCAAGGATATTTATTCAGGCTACAATAGATGATAACCCTACATTGATGAAAAGAGACCCTAATTATGTAGCTAACATTGAAGCGTTAAAAGAAACTGATTATGAGCTATATATGGCTTGGCGCTTTGGTGATTGGGATAGATTCACTGGTCAGGTGTTCGGAGAGTTTAAAAGAAAAAACCATGTAATAAAACGAGTCATTCCTAAAGTTGGTACGCACTTCATTTGTATAGATTGGGGATATAGCGATAAACATAAAACATCATTTAGTGCTTATTTTTTTTCTGTAATTAAAAAACAAACAGATGATGGTCAAAAGTATAATCAGATAGTAACTTATAAAGAATTATGCGGTAATAGAAAAGATCCTGATTTGTGGGCAGAGATTATTTATAAGTCTGCTAGGAAAATGGGAGTTAAAGTGTCTAGGATATATAGTGACCCATCAATGCATAATCCTAAATCAGATGGTTCAATATCCATTGCTCGTACAATGGAGACTAAATTTAAAGAACTTAATAGTGGTAAAAACTGGGTAAGAATTGAGAAGGGCAATAATAGTAGAACTGGCAGAATTAACAGGATAGCGATGGTACACAAATGGTTGTCTATGCCTCATGGTTTACCATTTTGGGTTATGACTGAGGATTGTGTTCATTTGATTAGAACGCTACCGATGTTAGTTTATGATGATCACGATCCAGAGGATATTGATTGTTTTGTTGCTGGCACAAAAGTTATTACAATTGATGGTGATAAGAATATTGAGGATATAAAGCTGAATGAATTAGTTTTAACTCCTATTGGATATAGAAAAGTTATAAAAAATGGAACTAGTGGAGTTGCCAATACAATTGAAATTACTCTTAGTAATGGTAAAAAATTAAGAGGAACTTTAGATCATAAGATTTTTGTTCAAGGTAAGGGATTAATTGAGTTACAAAATCTTGAGAAGCATGATATGCTGATTGAGAATACCACATCACAATTATGCAAACTAAAGAAATTATTTACAGAAATCGCACATATCGTAGATATGAAGGTAGATTCTATTACACCAGTGGCAGACGATCACTTCATAGAGATGTTTATCAAGACGCTAATGGGAATATTCCAAAAAATCATTGTATTCATCACAAGAACCATAATTATGATGACAACAGTATCTCAAACTTGGAAATGGTTCATAAGTCAGATCATGCTAAATATCATTTTAGTAAAAGAAAAGATATTCAGGAAGCACTTGTTAAATGGAGAAATAGTACAAAGGGCAAAGAAACGCTTAGAAATAATGCAAAGAAAATGCATGAACGAACACCTAAAAGGAGGTTCTCGTGTCTTTATTGTGGAAAAATTATTGAAACTAGACATCCAACAAAAAAATATTGTTCAAGCAATTGTAAAGAAACTATACCTAACGCAACTTGTTCAATTTGTGGAAAGTTATTTCATAAAAAAATTGGTAAAAAATCAGGACAAACATGTTCATATAGTTGCGGCTGGAAACTTAGACGTAAGAACAGTTTATAATTTAACAATAGAGGATGCTCATTTATATTATGCTAATGATATATTAGTAACTAATACTGACCAGGAGGATCATCCATATGATTCGAAGAGCTATGGGCTTAGTATGGTAAAATTTATAAGTGTTAAACCTGGAACTCTTAAACCAAAAAAAGAAATTAATAGGTTAGATTATGATGAGAGAGGACTTCCAACTGTTAATCCTGATAATTTTTTTACTAAATTAAGAGAAGTTAAAACATAATGCCAAATTCAATAGTGCGTAAATTACGACTTAGAAAAGAGAAGCCTAGAGAAATTACAGCATTTTTAGGAAAAGAGGATATTGAAACTAATTTTAGTTGTAATTATTGTAAGAATACTTTATTTAAACATAAGCAACGAATTGTTGCGGTTCTCGTAGGTCATAGTGTTAAAATGTTATCATGTCCCATTTCTATTCAATGCAAAAGCTGTGGTACTATATATCACATAAAGAATATTTTATGATATAATACGCTAAGGATTTATTTACTCCAGCGTATAGCTGGCTTTTTTTTATGTTAAAACAACCAAATTTTCGATATAGATATGCAGATTATTTAAAAGATATAGAAAACGTAGAGAATGTAGACCCTTTATATTTAGATTTAGATGATGATGATTTCGTTGGTGTTATCGAAGATAGAATACAAGATTTTTATAAATTTTGTAAGAAAAAAGAATTAGGAATAAGACAGCAGAATAATATAGATCATGTATTTGGCAGGCAGCGAAGTGGCGACAAAATTAGAACAAGCGAAAGAGAGTATAAGGAAAATATAATTTATGAATCAATCCTTAGAATCAAGCCAATAGCACTATCAAGATTGCCTGATTTTACAGTTAAAGCAGGCTCTGATACAGTTGAAGCTCGCAAAAGTGCTGAGGATTTAACTAAAGTACTTAATAACGATGTTCAAAGTCGCGAGAATAGAAAACTTCTTGGCTTAATGCATAGACTTGAGCCAGTTTATTTTTATGCTGTTCAAAAATGTGTATGGAATCCTGAAAAGGGAGAGGATGGTGATTACGAGTTTATAAATATTCATCCTAACAATTTTGTTTTTGACCATACTTGCACTACCTCAGATACCGACGATATGGAATTTTGCGGTGAATATAGAGAGATGACCGTTAAACAAATGATTATGAGTTTTCCTGACAAAGAAAAAGAAATAAAAGACGCCGTAGGATTAGAGGATTTAGTTAGAGGTGATGACAATAAAGAAAAGGGATTGGCTAGTAAACATGGAGTGTGGGAACTATGGTTCAATTGGTATAAAAGAGGCAGTGAAGAAAGTGGTAAGTGGGAAAAGATTAGCGGCGTTGTTTGGAAATACAAAAATCTTATTTTACGCAAAATGAAAAATCCTTACTTTGATTTTCAAGGTAAGCCTGTTTTATTTGATAAAGAGTTTAAAGAAAAAGAAGCTATTAGCGAGGATGAAATCTATGGACTGATGTCTCCTGATGAGAGTGAAAATCAATTTAGAGTTTATAATAACTATTTTACATTGCCAAGAAAACCATATTATTTAATGGTTTATGAGAATTGGGGTGAGCATCCAATTAATGAAACTACACGAGTTGAGCAGATACTAGATTTCCAGGATTGGATTAACGATCAAGGTAAACAAATTGGTGATATGAATAGACGCTCAAGAGGCAAGAATGTATTTGATACTAATGCAATTGACGCAGAAACTATTGAGACGCTTGATTTATATAATATAGATGAGGCAATAGGAATTAATGTATTGCCTGGTAAATCTGTTAGAGATGCTCATACGCTCTTACAACAAATGCCAGCTACTCAACAAATGTATAAATCAATGGAAGAGTCACGAAGCAAGGGTTTTGAATTGATGGGAGTGAACGCTACTACACGTGGAGTTAGAGAGAGTGGCGACGATACATTGGGTGGCATGCAGATGATGCGAGAAGCTGATTATGGGCTTATAGACGATATTGTTGAAGAAACAATTAACGACGCTGCTATTTGGCAAGCTAAGTGGGCAATGCAAATGATTAGATTGTTTTACACAAAGCCTCATATGCGCAGAATTTTAGGAAAAGATGGCGATGTATTATTCCAAAGAGTCACACAAGATATTATTGATGATGGTATGGAAGTTATTGTGTCGGCTTCTGGAGTTGATAAGTTGCAGCGTAAACGAATGGCAATACAGAATATGCAATCAGGCGTAGGTGATATATTAACTTATTATATAGATACTGAGCAATCAAACCCTAAAGAACGAGCTAGAAAAGCATTTTTGTATGTTAATGCACCACAAATGTATTATCAAGAATTTTTAGCTGCTGAAATGCAGCCAGAACAAGGACAGTTAGGTCAACCACCAGCACCGCCAATGGCAATGCCACAAGCAGGAGCGCAAGCCCCACCAGGCACACCACCGCCACAAGCAATGTGATATAATTCGTTTTATGAATACAAACCAACAGGACACTCAAACCCAAACACAAACCGACCAACAGGTTTTCAATAAGTTGGATGAAGAAAAAATTACACAAGAATTAGAGCAAAAAACTGATGAAAAGATATCAAAACTAAAAGATAGTTTAGTAGAATCATTGTCTGGTGGTAAGCCTAAGTTCAAGTGGGAAGAAAGAGGAGCTGATAGACCAAGTGATTATAGAGAGTTAAGTGATGATTTTGAAGAGAAGGCACAAAGACGCATAGACAAAGGATTAAACAAAATTAGAGATGAATTTAAAGCAAAAGAAGAGATTGAGCAAAAACGACGTGAGGATGAACAAAAGCGCAAAAGTCAAGATTTAGAAAAAAAGCGTAAAATGTTTGATCGCGAATGGTATGAATTAGTTGAGCAAAAGAAAATGCCAGCAATGAGTAAAGAAATTGCTGACAAAGTTAGTACAGGTCAAAGGTTAACTCAAGAAGAAATAATGAGTGATGCAGGTCTTCGAGCAAGACTTGAATTAGCTAAAATGTCTCAATCAACCGGCAAAGGTGCTAAGGTAACTTATTATGAGGATTATAGTAAGAAACCACCAGGAGCTACTGCACCAGTGTTTGGAGCTAAACAATCGTCACCAATGAAAAGCTCTGATGATTATACATATGATGACATCAAAAAAGAGCGAGAGTTGCGCGGTTGGTGAATTGTGATATAATCACAAAATATAACTAAAAAAGAGGATTTATTTATTCCACCCTTTCAGGGGTGGTTTTTTATTATTAATTAGAAAGGAAATTATGACAGCAGATGGTATGGCATACGGAAATAATATAACTAACTTTTCGACTTCTAGGGCGGCAGCAATTGTTGTTGATGCTATTTTAAATAGCACGACTTGGGCGTCAAGAATGTTATATAACGCTAAACCTTTTAATGTTAAAGGTAGAGGCGAAATGCCAACACTTAAAAAAACTGTAAAAATTAGTCGAAGGTCACAAGGTCAGTGGGTAGTAGGTTTAGAAAACCTTAACTCTAGTGCTGAGAATGTAACGGTTCAGATGGAATTTAATCACACAGCGTATACAATGCCTGTGGTTGATATCATGTTAGAATCTTTTGCTCGTGAAGGTGCAGGAGAAGACGTTGATTATCCAGCTTTTGATTATGAGGATGCACTTGATGAAAGTGTTCAAGATTTGAGCGATGCAGTTTATGGAGTTGGAACAGGCAAACAGCCTTTAGGGCTTGAAGCTATTGTTGATGATGGAACTAATAAATCTACTATTGGTGGGTTATCCAGAACAACTTATTCAACTTTAAACGCAACAGTTACAGCAAGTGGCGGAACTCTTAGTTTATCTAAGATGGCTACTCTTAATTCAACTATAACTGATACTGGCAAGAATGAGAAAACAACTGCAATTGTTACAACTTATGATATTTTTGATCTTTACGAGAGTTTATTAACTCCAACCGTAAGACATCAATATAAAGTTTTATCAATGAGCAATAAACATCCGATGGCTAGTAGCAATAAAATTGGAATGGGTCAGGGATTCAATGTTCTAACTTACAGAGGGATTCCAGTTGTACCTGATAAAGCATGTACAGCTCAGACTTTGTACATGTTAAATGAGTATTACCTTAAATGGCATGGTAGAACCAGAGTGCCTAAGAAATATAAGGGCTTTTTGAAAGCTGTTAGCTTAGGTAAGAGTGTTAAAGAGGGTCAGGCAGTAGAAAAACCAAGTAAATATCATGGATTTTTCTATCAATCGCCTCAAATGATGCCTAATCAGGGTGGTATTATTTCAAGATTCTGGCTAATTGGACAATTAGTGTCCTTTAATCCAAGAAGGCAAGGAAAATTAACAGGTATTACTACAGTTTAATATTAAATTAAATTAGAAAGGACATATATGTCATTAACAGGAATGGGGGTTTTATCATCTACAGAGATTTATAGTAATGATGAAGTCCAACAACACGCATTGGGTGCGGTCGGCTGTGATGCTAGTGGCGATCTTTATAGGTATGCAAAATTGCAATCAGATGTTAGCGCAGGGTATTTAGTTACCTCACTGGCAAGAGAAGCTAATCATCAAAATGTACCTCTAGGTGTTGCTGCGGCTGCAGAAGACAAGAGTGTAGAGGTTACAGTAGGAGCTACAGCAGTTGATTCTAACGAATATGACGAAGGTTATATTTGCTTCTCTGAGGT